ACTCCCCTGCCTTCCAAGGTCCTGGTGGTTGGTACATCGAGAACTCTCTGACCACTCTGGGTCAGAAGGATCCTGTGTCTGAGTACAACACGATGCTGTGGAACAACGGCACCGATGCTGGTAAGGATGCCGCACGTAAGCAGAAGCGTAAACTGACTTACATTGCCAACATCTATGTCGTCAAGGATCCTGCCAATCCTTCCAATGAAGGTAAGGTGATGCTGTACAAGTTTGGTAAGAAGATCTTTGACAAGATCACTGCTGCCATGCAACCTGAGTTCGAGGACGAGGAAGCAATCGATCCGTTCGATTTCTGGCAGGGTGCCAACTTCAAACTGAAGGCAAAGAACGTTGCAGGTTATCGTAACTACGACTCTTCAGAGTTCGCACGTCAGGATGCACTGCTTGACGATGATGATGCCATGGAGGCAATTTGGAAGAAGGAATACTCTCTCGAAGAGTTTGTTGCTGCCGACCAGTTCAAGTCCTATGATGATTTGAAGAAGCGTCTGGACTATGTTCTTGGTATCAAGGGCACTCCTAAGTTCCAAGACCAAGAGTCTGTTGAAGAGGAAGAAGAGTTCCGCGCTCAGAATCGTGGCGAGAGCAATCCTATGCCTCAGTCCATGAAGGAAGAACTTGATAGTCTTGCACCTACAAAGTCTGACGATGATGACGACACTCTCTCATACTTTGCAGCACTCGCAGCAGACTAAATGAGATGGACCTATGAGAGGGTCTGTCTGACCCTCTTGGTTATTGCTACTTACTATAGTTTAATCTTCAGATAAGAGACTTCGGTCTCTTTTTTTATGTCCCGATTACTTTTGTATTTTCTGTTCTGATTAAACTATCGTTGATATATTCTGAAGAACGACCATAAATCATGATCTGTCTCATATCATTCAAGAATTGTTGTAGATATGAAGATCTTAAGAGATAGATTGAAGATTTCTCTTGATTCCTTCTAACTTCATAGTCATAGTTTGTAATACTCACCACGGGGTTGATTGTGACCGCAACATTATCTGGATTTGGAATTGTGAAACCAGAGTCAACTATCTTTCCTGCAGGAAGAATTAATCTTCCGATTGAATCTTTGACTTCTGTGGTTTCATAATGATGTGGAGAAGTCAATCCTGCGATACCATATTTTTTCTCTGCGAGATTATAGAGATCGCGATTTGAGAGAGGCCATTCATTTCTTACATTGACAATTCCTGCAGTCATCAGAACGACCCAATCGAGTTCTGAATCTCCATAAAACTCTTCGGCAACAGTATCGGGTCTGGCACCCTCTGCGATCTCATATTTGTTGAATAGAGTGAAAGAGTTTTGTAAGTCATCACGTAACTTATTTCTTCTGAATAAGTTTTTGACTCTTATATAATCTTTCGTCGAAAGAGTATCAGATAAAAAAGACTGATAATCAATCTCTGGTAGTTCTCTGAAGTATCCCATTTTAGTATCCTACTCCTCCGGTTCCGGGTGTTAATGGATCCTGACCTGGTGCATATGGACCACTATATCCTTTCTCGTTATAATCAGTATCATAGATTGGTTCAATTTCTTGAAAAGACAAGTCCATTATCATTGATACTGGAGATCCATCATCATAAGTTGCATAAGTTCCTTCTCCCGTATAATTTACATTTACTTCTTTTAAGAAACACTGTTTAAACCTATGCAGGAATGGATGCGCTGCAGTACCCTTTCTATATCTCAACTCAAAAACATCTGGTGTTTTTAAGAATGTTCCTGCATTAGAAACTTTTGGTGCCATGTGCTCCTTAAATGTTCTAATAATATCCTTAACTTCATCTGCTTCTGTTTTTCCTCTTGGGGTCAGTTTAAACTGAAATCTAAAAGAACGAAGACTAGGACCATTAAACAATAATTCCATATTTGGATTCATTATTTCACCTGTAGATCTTGCCAAAATTTGATTTGGAGTAATGTTGATTCCAGCAAGACCAACTGCCTTTGATGCGAGAAATCTGGTAATGAATCCTTTAACTTGTTCACCTCCTCCTACTGCCTGGTTCACTGAACTTGCTGCAGATTGTAATGTATTAAATGTTGATGTAAGTCCTTTTACGAGTTGGACTTTTCCATCTTCATTAATATAATCTCTGCCTGTTCCCATTGCATCCATCACTCCACCAACTGCCGCCCCGGCAATACTATTCAGACTACTTGATTGATAATCTACTGCGTTAGTATCTGAAATGTTTGATGGTATGGGTAATAATATTGTTCCTTTTGATTCTTTATTAGAATTTTTTCTGTTTCCAACTCTTCCTGCTAAAGATTTAGTATCTATTGTTTTTACTGCTTCCTCTGCATTTGCAAATGGTGCAATAAATTTATTAACTGTGGATGTGCTTGAAGTGTCCCTAATTGGAGTATATCCAACTATATCTATCTGCAGATAGTCGGTCTGCTGCGAAAGCATTGTATATGGATATCGATAAATTTTTTTATCTGCCATTTATCTTTTTTCTAACTATTTAGAGCGAACTTTAGCAAAACCGAGTTCTATGACATCAGACATCTCTTCTGCATAGACTTCATAAAGCCCACCAACGATTTGATTATAATCATATTGTCTTCTATCACCCCAGTGAAAGTTGATTCCACGAAATCCCCAAGAGAATACATCTGTCACTGCTACGAGAGGATATTCATCGTATTGTATTCCTGGTGTCTTGGCAGTATAGAAGAAAGTATAGTATTTACCTGCCGTGGGAATCTTAGAACCTTCGGATAAAACTCCTATCAAATTTTCCATAATATCATCAGGAGTTTCTACTCCGACAAGATCATCAATTACACCACGCACACGATTCTCATTATCATCTGTTGGATAAGAGGATGTCATTTGATACCTAATTCATTTTCTGTAAGAACTTTAAATTCATAACCACGATCTAAACACCATTCTTTGGCAGCACCCCACTTTGCCTGATTCTTGGCATATTCCATAACTTCATAGATATAACCCTTTGTTTTTGTCTTTTGGACTTTGGGTTCTATACACTGCTTATATGGTTTGATCTCAATGATCATCTTTTTGATCTTACCGTTCGATTCTTTGACCTTAATATAAAAGTCTGGAAAGTATCTGTGATACCTATTATCAATGGGTGAACGATATGGAACAATAACTTCCTCACTACCCCATTCTAAAATATTTTCATTCTTATCACAGTAGACCATAAACTTGCGTTCCCAGAGAGAACGGTATACAATGTTTTTAGGGTCACCCTTATATTTTTTAGGATAAGATGGTTGATATTTTCCCTTATATGACATCTAAATAACTAATAATAAAAGCAAATCTTACAGGTATTTAGAGTGGCTCGTCCTTACGTAAGTAGTATACAACCAAGAGATGCTAGAGAAATATTCGCCAACTTATCACAGACTAATCACTATCAAGTGAGTTTTGGTGCTCTACCCACATCTGTTGAGGAACACATTTATAATAAATTTGGTGTCTTTGATGCAAATAACTTTATGTCAAGGAAGGGGGGTCTCCTTTGTTCCGATGCATCACTTCCTGGCAGTAATCTGGCAACAGGAGATGTAAAAGATAATTTTATGGGTGTTCCTCAGGAATTTGCACATACGAGATTATATGCAGATATAGATTTTACTTTTTATGTTGATAGAGATTATACCAATCTTCGTGTTTTCGAGGGTTGGATTGATTATATCTCAAGTGGAAGTGGTGCTAATGAACTGAGTGACAACTATTTTCGTCGGATGAGGTATCCTGAAACATATAAAGCAAATACGATGTATATCACAAAATTTGAGAAGGATTATGGTAATAGAGTAGATTACTTATTTGTAAATGCTTTTCCAAAATTAGTGAATGCAATTCCAGTTTCTTATGGTGGTGCAGATATTTTAAAAGTCAGTGTAAGTTTTAATTATGATCGATACATTATGAATCCAGATGGTAAAGTGCGAGCAGGAACACAGGATATGTTTACAGATGTGGTGGATCGTGTAGCTGAAGCACTTGATGTGGATAGTAAAGAATCTGCAGAAGCACCACGACAAACAGAAACACAACCAGCACCAAAAACAGCTTCTGCACAACCTGCTGGTTCAACACCAGCAGTAGCACCAGTTGTTAATACTCCCGCTGCCAGAAATCTTCAACAAGTTGCTGAAACTGGAGGAGGAGTAAGTAGAGATTATGCTATTAGACAATTAGTTGGGAGAGGTATGAGTTATAGAGACGCTGCTATAAAAGTTAGAGAAATATATGGAGAATAACCCTCTAAATAATCACATATGAGTTGTAACAAACAGTATGCCTTTACCTAAGATTAATACGCCAACGTATGAAATGACGTTGCCTTCGACAGGAAAGAAAATCAAATACAGACCTTTTCTTGTAAGAGAAGAAAAGATTCTGATTATGGCAATGGAATCCGAAGATATGACGGAGATTACCAATGCAATTGTTCAAATTCTATCCGACTGCATTCTCACAAAGGATGTCAAAGTAGAGTCTCTTGCAACTTTTGATATTGAATATTTGTTCCTTAATGTTCGTGCAAAGTCTGTTGGAGAAACTGTTGATGTGAATATCACTTGCCCTGATGATGGTGAGACGCAAGTAGAAATGTCAATCAACATTGATAGTATTAAAGTTCAGAAGACCAGAGGTCACAAGAACATTATTAAACTTGATGATGAACTCTCTATGAAACTTCGTTATCCTTCACTGGAACAGTTTGTTGAAAACAACTTCGAAACTGCAGATGGAACAAGTGAAGTTGGTCAATCACTTTCTATGATTACATCTTGTGTAGACATGATTTATAATCAAGAAGAAAGTTGGGAGGCATCTGACTATTCTAAGAAAGAACTTGATGAATTTATTGAACAACTGAATACCAAGCAATTTAAGCAAATTGAGAAGTTTTTCACCACGATGCCAAAACTTTCTCATAAGATTGCAGTGAAGAATCCAAGCACTGGAGTCGAATCAGAAGTAGTTCTTGAGGGATTAGCAAGTTTTTTCAGTTAGGTATGGCTCATACGAGTCTTGAGTCATACTACAAGATCAATTTTGCCTTGCTACAGCATCATAAATATTCATTAACAGAGTTAGAAAATATGATTCCGT